AATATCCCCTAATTGAGTTCCCGCTCTTTCTAAGTAGTTGATAACATCTTCGGTCATTCCAACCTTATCATCTCTTAAATCGTCGACTAATTGTCCTAAATCTTTAAGAGCTCTTTCAGTTTGTTTTCGTGTACCCTCGGAGGATACTAATTCAGATCCCGCTCCAGTAAAGGTTGTCAAAGTCCTTCTAGCACCTTCAGTTTCTCTTGTAACTTGTCCGGAAGTAACCACTCCTCCTGTCAAAGCTTCCTTGATTGCCTTAACGTCACCCATTATAATATCTGTGGTAGACATTTGTGCTTTCGCCAATTCCTCCATAGTTTTTGGGCCCTCTCGTTGTTCTTTAATCAACTTATCAAATTCATCTTGTGTAATTTCTGAAAGTCTTCTGGTTTGTTCTATTCCACTTTCATCTCTTAGTTTGACTTCATACTGACCACCTTCACCCATTCTTGCGATGTTAGCCAAATACATTTTGTCTTCTTCTTTGATATTAAGTCCAGCCTCTCCTACTTGAGAAATTCTTTCGTCCAATTCTGCCGCAGCCAATCCCATTTTTGATAGAGACCCTGTTGCCAATCCCGCTTCTTTTTCCATTTCTCTTAACACCAATACTCCCTGAGGATTGATTTTAAAAGATTGTGTTTCTTCATCAAAATAGGTGAATTGTTTTGATACATTTGCCAAACTATCCTGTAAACCAGATGGATCATTGATTGACGCATTCATCAAAGCGAAAGGATCGACCAAAGTTCCAGCTGCAACCCCCAACCTTTGGAACGCCGCTGCAACATCAACAGCACCTTGAGGATCTAATACCTTTTCCGCTAATGTAAAAGTATTAAACATATCAAATCTCAACATCGAAGCTTGAGCTGCCATCTTCGTGAGACCTACAACGCCACCTTCGAACTGATATCGGTTCATCTGCTCCATGTTGTTATTAACATCATTCATCACAGCTTTGGCGTTACCTCCAACACTTTGAATATACTCTACTGATTTGTTTAAATTTTCACCAATTTTATCAATTCCGATTCCGACATCCAAAAAGGATTTTGACAACTGTTGAGCCGATAATCCAAGAACTTTGTTCGCGGCGTAAAACATTTCAACTTCTTCTGATGAAGCAACAACATTCCTTCTTGATTGATCCGCAACATCTGCAATGATTTGTGAAACATCTTTAATTCCACCACCCAATCTAGTAACATCAGGAAGTGCGTCAGCTAAGGCTGTCCTGAGTTCACCTATTCTTTGTCTCCCTTGAGTAAAAGTTCCGAGTAATTCGTTGGAAGCTTGGGCTATCGCATCAAATTGGTCTTTGAAAGATTCGACTCCTACGTTGAACGAGTCCAAAAGTTCCTTTTTTATTTCGTCAAATGTTTTTTGATCGGCCATCTGTTAATTGTCTGTTTTATATAAATACGAAAGGGACTGAATTTTCAGTCCCTTACATTTTCCTTAACCCATTTATCCAAAATATATTTTCTATAAAAAATAGGTATGTTCAAAAAATCACTATAACTTATGTTAAGAAGTTTAGTCAAATAATAAAATTCATCTATTTGACCTTTCCTATAATCAGAAGAAAGGACGAAAAAAGTCCACCCCGAAACCAACATTTATTGTTAGTTTTTCTCCTGAAGGGGTTGTTACAGTTCTTTTTAAATCTAATTTAGGTTCATTTTCATCCAAATATTGTCTGATATATTTGGAGTCCGCTATCGGCATTTGTTCAACAAATTTAGAAATTTCGGATTTATCTGTAACCCCATTGATTTCAACAATTTGTTTATTTAATCTCCATGTTACTTTAGGAGCTGTTCTTCCTTGAGGGTAACTGTCGACCATTTTTTGAATTTCCAAAATTTCACCATATGATAATGGTTTCAATTTTACGTTCATTTCAGACTTAGGTAATTTTGTGGAAAAGAATCCTTCCTCATTTGGTTTTTCTCCTTTGGAAATATCTAACTCAGATAAACTTACCGTAGTTTTGAAAGTTTTTTTTGTAACAGGATCGGTTAAGTTGAGTTCCATTTCAGGACCGAATGCTGTATTTCTCAGGAAGATTAAAATCGCTTCAATATCACCTTCCAATAAATCATCAACCTTAATATCAGGTTCGTAAATTTTTGACCTCAAAAGTATTGAAGTCATGTCAGCACCTCCAGCCATGATTGTGTTTTCATCAGATGCTGTCAGGTACCCTACCTTTATCGCCTTTTTTTTGTTTTTATAAAATAGCCCTCCACTTGGTAAGGGAACCACGTCGTGTGGTAAAGTTAATTGAGATTGTCCGTATTCTCTTGATTGATTGTCCATAAAATAATAACCGTAGAGTTTTATGCTCTACGGTCAAATGTAAAAGTTATCTATGAAAAATAAATAGAATTTAGATGTTAATATACTAACACACAACGATCAGGTCTCATAGAACAAGTAATTGTTGCCAAACCATCCTGAGAATAAGATAACTGATTGAAGTTAACGTCTGTTAAGAAAACTCCGTACAATATCCACTTTTCTACAACAACTCCGGTTGGGTCCAACATTTCCAAGTCCACATCTTTCTTATAACCCGCAGCATAACCCATTCTACCTGTAACAGATTCTGCATGTAAACGAACCCATTCCATTAAAGCTTGCGCCGCTGATGGTCCAATCGGATCTCTAAATGTAACCGTTATTGGATTCCAATTGAATCGTCCTGCAACGAAAGTTGATGTGTTCAAAAACTGAATTTCTGTAGAACCAATTGTTATTTGTGGTCTTGCGGTTGACTCTACAAACCATTCATTTATACCCAAACTAGATGGAAACCTCAAGATAAAACGGTTTTGTCGTTTTGGTTCGTAAGGTATCGGCATTTTCATTAGTAAATCAGCCATATTATTTTTAAATTTTTTTTGTTCTTAGTTTATACTCATAAATATAGACCTGTGGAAAAATTTTTCTCTTTACTTTTTTTTTTCTACAAGTATCCTTACTTTACTTCTCGCTTAACTCCTCCAGCAGTAGAATAAGTTTTTACTATATTATCTGGTTTATTTTCAAAATGTTTTTTCATTACTTCTATGTTTTTAGGATCATCATCGCTAAAACCAATAGATACTTCTTTAGGAATAAATTTATTTCTTATTCCCTTCTTTAGAAATATTTTTTTATTAAGTAAAGCCGCCATCCCCTTGATGTAGCTTACAAACTCTTCCATCGCTTCCACTTTAGCCTCTTCTGGATTGACCGCCCCTTCTTCATTACCGAAAGACACTGGATTATATTTGTTGAGTTCTAAATAAGACTTTATCAGTTCTTCGTCACTCATGTCCTCCTCGTCTACGAATGATCGATATTTTTTTAGATTTTTTAACAGTTGATCTTTGTCAATACCATTGAATCCTGAAATAATATAATTGTATATTGCTTCTTTAATAGTGTTAGGATTGTGACCTCTCGCAGTTATAATTGCAAATATTGATCCGTTATTGATAGCTTCTCTGAAATCATCGAAAGCGGGACCGACTTTAGCTTTCATAGAGTCAACCAAAAAATCTTTGTCACCACCCGATCTAAAATTTCTGAAAGGTTCATCAGCATAATCTACAATAGTTGAACCTTTATAATCAAAAGGTTCCTTACCTATCATATGTCTATATTCCGCAAAATCATCAGTAGACATTCCCACTTCATTTCCACTATCATCTTTAACTATAATTTTAGTGGGCATGTGAACAATATTATCGTCCCAGTCGAACGCATAATACTTCATATCTGGCGTGCTCTCCGATTGAAACCCTTCTGTATACTCTTTTCTCATTGGCTAAAAAAGGGGGGGATTGAACCCCCCTTTCTGTTTTAGATATTCTCAAACGAAGCTCCTGTTGGAGTGATGAAGAATTCGATATCGATGAATTCTAACGCCTTCGTTGGTTTTAGGTAAATTTTACCAGTTAATGTATTTCTATCCAAATCTTCAGGTGAAGAAGAAACTGTTACTCTAAAGTCATAAAGACCTCTGTCTCTTCTGATTGAATCCAAGATAGGGTTAACACTATCCAAGAATTGTTGTCTTACGATTTGATCGTTTTGTTCGAACAACAATCTTACTGCTACTGCTGAAATCAACTTTCTAGCTTGAAGTAACAATCTTCTTACGTTCAATCTGTTTAATGCAGTGTCAGCAACTTGTAGAGTTTTGTTACCCCAAATTACAGTTCCTACGTCAGCAAAAGTTGCGATAGGGTTGATTCTTCCTTGATATAAAGTATCTCTATCTTCTTGAGTCAATTTCACTCTCGCTTTGATAGAGTTCACAAGACCTCTTGTGTAACCCGCTGAAGCGAACCAAGGGAACGCGATGTTATCTGTCAACGCCAAGTTTCTACAAACTTCACCTGTTGGTGGTAAGTAAATTTGAGTGTTGTTGACAGTATCTCTTGTCAAAATCCAAGGATAGTAAGTCGCAGTATAGTTTGAATCGATACCTGTGTTGTCCAAGTTGTCTACCGCTTCCTGTGAATAGATGATATCCAATGAGTTAGTAGCATCAGGAGTAAACATTTGATAATCAGGTGTCGTTGCGATGTAAACTGAGTCAGCTCTTGAGAATTGAACCATGTCAATAGCCTCTTCTACAAGGTTAGAGTTGTTTACATAATCTATACTTGAAGTTGCAAACACGTTGATGTTTGTGGATTCAGGGTTAGCAAATGTTAGGATACCCAACAAGTATGCGTAGTAATCGGTGTTAGCAAAATCTTGAGTGTTGTTCTGAACTACAATTCTCTTGAACAAACCTGTACCAGTTGCGTTTGGATATCTTTGTGATGCGGATGCACCTGCCAAGAATCCATTAGCCCCAATTTGGAATCTGTCTTGGTTAGTTCTATGTTCTCTGTAGATATCCCATCCGTCAAATCCACCAGCGAAACATACTGTGTATTTTCTAGCGTAAATGAAGTAGTATGGATTATCTTGAGTTTCAGGATCAGTAGTAAAGTTAGCAACACCACACTCGAATGCAGTTTCACCACTTGTTTGGTAAGAGTTAGAGATTGTAACAACAGTAGCACCTGAGTCCATGTGGAAACCTTTACTCAATACGTTCCAAGCCTCACCGTTAACAGGAAGAGGAGAAGCCACCCAATTCAAAGGATTCTGAGTTCCTTTGTATTGTAAGAAAGCCTCATCAATTCCAAATTGACTAGAGAAACCTAAATAACTTCTTCTGACGATATCACCAGCTGATTCCGTAGAGTTAGCCGCTCCACCAAATGGAGGGTTGTAAATAACTTCACCAGGGAAGTAATATTTTGTTTTGAATACAGGATATGGTGATGGGTTACTCAATGACGAGTATTCTCTCTGAGTATAACCATTAAATCCACAAGGAATTGCATCGATAGGTGCTTCGTCAGCAAGTTCAACCATTATATATCTTGATATCAATGCGTATTCTCCATCACTCGAACCAATTTTCTTAGCTACGAAGTTGTTGGATAATGGATCCATGTTACAGTTGGTGAATTTTTCAATTACAACAGGATTAGCATCTGTGTCAAAGAAGTTTCTAACCAATACATCGAATGTCATATTGTTGAAAGACAAGTTAGCAATTGAAACTTTTACTTCAGTGTTCGCAGCATTTCCATCGGAAATTGAGATAAATTTAAATAAGTTATAAACTTTATTACCTCTTAATTCTGAAACTAAGAATGGAGTACTTGGAGCTTTATATTGTGTAACATTGTAAGCGATTGATTGAGGGTTTTGACTTCTAGCCCCTTCCAAAGCTACCAAGTTACAATTCAAACCTCTGATATATCCTTGGTTGTAAGCGTAGTTCAAAGTTCCTGGATAAACTTCTTCCACAAACAATGGAACTTCGTTTCTTGATTTACCAAAGTTGTCTACACCCAAAACTTTTGTTATGTATTTGGAAGATGCCGCAGACATAGAAGTTTCAAAAGAGAAGTTGTCCGCATCTTTAGTTACACCAGATATTAAGAAAGTTTCATAAGGAGATTGAGTAACCCCTGAATATTGATTAGTACAAACTAATGTTACTGCAGATAACGCATTCACCTCATAAATTGGTCCATGCTGATCACTTTCCACCGTATTAGTGTAAAGTGAAATACCTCTAGAACGAAGAGT